ATGGCTAAGGCGACTACCATCAAGGGCGGGAAGTTCCGCGTCCTTCTCGGCAACGATGCCTCCCCGATCGTCTACACCGCCCCTTGCGGGTTTACCCAACGATCGATCACCCTCAACAAGGCTCTGGAAGAGGTCAACATTCCCGACTGCGACGATCCCGATAAGATCGACTGGCTTGGCCGCGATGCCACCAGTCTATCCATGTCAATCAGCGGCGAAGGCGTCCTGGCTTCGGAAAGCGTCGAGACATGGCTGGATGCGTTCGAAAGCATCGAGAGCGTTCCGGTGAAGGTAGAATGGGAGTTCCCGGCCAAGACCATCACCTGGACTGGCGCCATGCACCTCGAAAGTGTCGAGGCCGGCGCTGCCAACGCAGGTCGAGCCACGCTCAACGTCTCGATGCAGAGCGATGGCGAAATGGTTCGCGTCGTCACTCCGGCTGCGCCCTGATGAGCAGGGACGGCTCCTGCGAAATTGCCTTCAACGGCCGGCGTACGATGTTCAAGCTGGCCTGGCGCGAGCTGATGAAGATCCAGGAGGCCTGCGATGCGGGCCCCTATGTTGTTCTCGATAGACTGCTATCCGGCAGGTGGCGCCTTCAGGATATCTCCGAGGTCATCAAGTGGGGGCTGATCGGCGCGGGAATGCCGCAGGCAGATGCCCTGAAGCTGGTCGAGAGCGAGGTGGAAGGGCGACGACCGCTCGAAAACCTGATCATCGCCCAGACGATCCTCGGCACGGGCCTAGTTGGCGCACCGGAGGAAGACGTCGGAAAAAAATCCGAGGCGGCAAGTCCGGAGGAGATGACCCTCTCCCAAACGGAAAACTCCGATTTGCCGCCATCATCGGAAACGGAATAGCGATGGGCCTGTCACCGCAGGACGTGATGGGTCTTTCAATCTTTGAATATCTGGCCGCTCTTGATGGGTTTGCTGAAGCAAATGATCCAGATGGCGACAAGAAGCTCAGCCAAGGCGAAAAAGACGAGCTTTGGGACTGGCTTTCGGGGAGTGGCTGAGTTGATTGCGACGGCTAACGCACCTGTCGCACAAGTTCATTAAAGCGCTCGCGGCTCACTTTGCCATCGGTGACGCACTTCTCGGCAGTCCCGAAAACCGGTGATCCCTGCGGTGACCTTTCGCGCGCGCTGTATCTGATGACGCTCTCGCACTCCGAAGTTTCGCGAGCGCTTACAGATGATCGGTACTCGTTCCAAAAAAAGTACCCGACGAACGCTATGGCCGCGAGACATGCGACCGCGATCAAGGTTTTCAGCCGTCCTCCCATAGGAGCCTCCCTTGGCTACAGACAATGAACAACTGGTGCTTAGCATCAGCGCTGACGTGCGGCAAATCCAGCGCCAGATGAAAAGCTTGGTCGGGCAGACTCAGCGCGACACTAAAGCCATCGAGGATGCCTTCAGCGGGATTGATCGAACCGCGTCGGGCGCCTTTGCAGGAGTTGCAGCCAACAGCAACAAGGCTTTTACCACGGCCTCCCAAGCTTCCAAGCGATTTGGGGACGCGATGAAGCAGTCAAGCGCGCATGCCGTGAACATGACATATCAGCTGCAGGATATCGGCGTTCAATTGGCGGGAGGGCAGTCTCCGTTCCTAATCGGTATACAGCAACTGTCCCAGATGAACCTCGGAGCGATGGGTGTGCGTGGGACGCTTACTGCTATCGGTGGCGCTGCATCGACTATTTTAAGCCCGATCAACGCTTTGGGCTTGGCCACGATTGCCTTGGTCGGCTATTCGGTCCAGTACTTTTCCGAATGGCTGTCGAGCGGCAAGGCGACAAGTGCTGAAATCGAGAAGCAGGCGGCTCTCGTGCAGAAAGTCGCTGATCAGTATGGCGTGGCCATTCCGGCGCTTCGCGAATATGCGGATGAGCTGGAGCGGGCTGCAAATGCTGCAGACCGCATGGAGGCGCTCAAGGCCACTCGGATCAATGTTGAGGGCAACTTTGCCCAGGTGTTCGAAGGTGTCACCGAGAAAATCACCAATACTATCGCTCTTATCCCGGACGCAAACCGCGAGTTCGGCGTCCTCGCTTCTAAGATCAATTCCAATTCGCAGACGGCAGAAGATTTTCAGCGCGTCATTGCCGAACTGAACAAGGTCTTTGAGGCAACGGGATCGAAATCGGTACGCGCGGCGATTGATGCTTTGGAGGGCCTGCAAGCGGCATCTGAGAAGACTGCGACGCAGCTGAAAAGCATCGACAGCGGTATGCAGACCGTGACGCTCTCGCTGGAGCAAGGCAAGAACATGGCCGCGGCTCTTACGAGCCAGTTGCTTGGCCTTGGCACTGGAGGCACCAGCGCCATCAAGCAGATTGCGGGAGCCGTGAGCAGCTATTTGGGGCCTGCCATGCAGGCGGCGTCTGGCTTTGCGGATACCTTCAGCAAGAACTTGGATGCGGTCGGCAAATCGCAAGGCGCCGCGTCTGGGCTGCTCCGGGACTTCGAAGGTTTCTCCCCAAAAGCATACTGGGATGTGAATGCCTATCGTGCCGGATTTGGTAGCGACACAACGACCAGGTCTGACGGCTCTATCGAGCGGGTGACCAAGGATACTATTGTCACTCTAGAAGACGCAGAGCGCGATCTATCACGTCGGATACTGGAGTTCCAGACCGGCATCCAAAACGCGATCGGCATTGATACGTGGCGCAGTCTCTCTGAGGCTCAGCAGGCTGCCTTGACGTCTATTGCCTACAACTACGGCTCACTACCCGACAGCATCGTCAAGGCAATCGAGGGCGGTGGCGGGCCTGAAAAGGTGGCGAAGGCCATTGCTGCCTTGTCTGCAAACCCGGATCGACGGAAGCAGGAGGCGCAGTCATATCTTTCCGGTACTGGCATCTCGATGGCGGATGCTGGCCTCAACACCAAGGCCCCGAAGAAGTCGCCAGCAGAACTGTTCAGCGGCGATGTGCGACAGGTTCAGCAGCGCATTGATGCGTTGAACGCGGAATATGCCGCGCAGTCGCAGCTCAACCCGCTGATCGACGACTATGGCTATGCCGTGGAGAAGGCCCGCATCCAGCAGCAGCTGCTTGCGGAGGCGCAGCGCGCCGGTCTGGAGGTTACGCCAGAGATCGCATCCAGCATCGAGGCCCTGGCAAAGAACTATGCCAAGGCTTCTGTCGCCAGCGATCGCCTGAAAGAGTCGCAGCAGAATGCGCGCGCCGCGGCTCAGGAGTTTGCCAGCGTGGGCAAGGACGTCACCAAGGGCTTCATCAGCGATCTGATGGCCGGCAAGTCTGCGGCTGAAGCACTGAGCGGAGCCCTTCAGAAGGTGGCTGACGTGCTGCTCGACCAGGTTCTCGATGCCATCTTCCAGGTCAACGGTGCGAACAGTTCAGGCGGCGGTTTTCTGAGCCAGCTGTTTGGCGGGATCTTCGGCGGTGGCGGTAGCGCCTTTCCAGCGGCACCTGGCGGCGCCTCGACATTCGCGAGCCCTACGGGAGGCTGGACGTTCGACGACGGCGGCTATACTGGACCAGGTGGGAAGCACCAGCCAGCGGGTCTCGTCCACCGTGGGGAGGTTGTTTGGAGCCAGGATGACGTGAGGAAAGCCGGTGGCGTCGGCGTCGTCGAGGCAATGCGCAAAGGCATGGCTGGTTTTGCGGACGGCGGTCCCGTTGGCATTGATGCCTCAATCGCTCCACGCTCGCGCGGCGACGCTCGTCAGGACGTGCGGGTGAAGAGCCAGGTGGAAGTCAGCGTCAGCGACCAGGGCGAACTGCGAGCTTTCGTCAAGCGCACTTCAGTCGAAACCGTCGATGACCGGGCGCCGAAGCATATCCGGAAATTCAGCGAGAGGGACATGCCGCAGCGGGTTGCGGAGATCAACAGTAATCCCAGGAAGCGGGGCTAACGATGACGCAGCCGCTCGACTATCTCGCCTTCTATCGATGGGCCCCGTTCAAGTGGGAAGTCAAAAGGGGGGACGAACTCAGTGGTTTGGGATCGGGACGCACGATCGCTGCTGAACTCAGCTCTCCGCTTTGGACGGCTCCGGTCAATGCGCTTCCAATGCGAAATTCTCTGGCAGAAGAGCTGGATGCCAAGATCCGGGCGTTGAATGGTGCGCAAGAGCCCTTCATGATGACCAGCCCGTTGTTTCGTGGGCCTCGTCTTGATCCGACCGGGGCGCTGCTGGCGAATGCCTATGTGAGCATTTCTAGCATCGCGGCCGGTGGAACAGCAGTTGCCCTGAAAGGCTTGCCGGCCGGATACGTCCTATCGACAGGGGACAAGGTCCAAGTTCAGTATAGCATGTCGCCGGAGCGGTATGCTTTCTTTGAGTTTTCGGAGGCCGGCGCGGCCAATGGATCAGGTGTCACCGGGCCGCTGAAGGTTTTCCCAGCGCTGCCGGCTGGCGTTTCCGCCGATATGGGAGCGGTGCTGATCACCCCAGCCTGCCGCGTCTTCATTGTGCCTGACAGCTACAAGGCGGGCCAGATCACCGGGGGGAGGACGTCCGGATGCAGCTTCCAGATCATGCAGAAGAAATGATAGGGTATGCCGATGAAAAAGCCCGAACCACATGATTTCCCTGTTGACGCACGGCGGCTCAAGGATCGGCCCCAGTATATTGCGGAGGGGTTGACCGCAGATGATTATGAAGACGCAGCAGATGTTTGGGGTGTCGATGACGAGTCGACCCCTTTCGCCATTCGCTTCGCGCAGGTTTTTAATTTCCTGAAGGCTCGGAGAGATTGGAGAAAGAACGAGACAACTCGTTGAGGTCACCGGTCAATTCATCGGTGAGCCTTTCCATGTCTTTTAGATTTGAAACCGACCATTCAGCTTCTGAACCATGCAGTGCGTCACGGCGTACTTGTGTCTTTACAAAGCGAGCGGTGACAGGGTCTGAGTTTGAGAATACCCAGAAGTGACCGTGGATCAGCAGGTTTCGGACAGTAAACATGTGCTCTATCTGCTCACGGAAGCGCTGTGCCGCCGTCAGATGCGGTTGAAGCTCTGGTATATCTGAAAAGCATTCTATAAGCGCATCGAAGTCAGACTTAGCCCCATGTGCGCGGTTTCCAAGGATGATTGTCTTCGCCGATCCTTGCTGTTCGACGAGTACAGACAGCTTTTCTGTCAGCAGATTTTCTAGCCGCGCCATTGAGGCGACCAACCGACCGTATGCCTCATAGAACTCAGCGGCCCCTACAGGCTCTTCAATAATACTCATCATCGCGCTCCTTGGCGCGCTGAATGAAACACCACTTCAATCCCGAGTCCATAGGAGCCGCCGTCGCCATGCGAGACGTCGATCCCGATTTCATGGCCGCTCTTTCAAGCGCGGCAGAGCGCGGCATTGTGCCTCGCAAGCTGGTGAGCGTCACCGCTCGCGAATTCGCAGATCCGAGCACCACTGCTCGGGTTTCATTTTGGACTGGTGACGAGGATCTGAATATCACCGTCACCTCCGGCATCACCGGGCTTCCCTCAGTGCGGACGTTCTATGGCGCGGTGAACCTTGAGGTCGGGTCGATCCCTCGGGTGTCGGATCTTACCATCCAGACCATATCCGTGACGCTGAGCCAGCTTGCTGACCCGGTGCAGGATCTGGTCAGAGGTTACGATGTGCGCCTTGCCAAGGTCGAGATCTGGGACATGCTGCTTGATCCGGCCTCACGGCTTCAGGTATCGACGCCGCAGCTCGTCTTCCTGGGCGAGGTCGATGGATCACCGATCGAGACGCCATCGGTCGGGCAAGAAGGTTCTGTCACCATCAAGTGCGTCTCTGACGCCATCTCGATGCTGACGCGCAAGAACTACACGAAGTCCTCTTACGAGGCGCAGAAGCTACGCAGCGGCGACGAGTGGGGCAAGTATGCCGCCTCCGTCAAATCCTGGCGCATTCCGTGGGGGCAAAAGAAGTGATCGAGCTGCAGCGCAAGCCGATGTGGATCGGCCCCTTCCACGACTTTATCGACGAGGTGCGCCTGAAGCCCTTCGACTGGAATGGCAATGAGTGCGTGATCGCTTTCGTTTGCCGGCATATCGAGGTGCTAACTGGCCAAGACCTGGCCGGCGACAAACGCGGGCGCTTCAGTGACGCCGCCTCAGCCTACCGCCTGATGCGGGAGGAGGGTTTCGACGACCTGGCGGATCTGGTGGCGACTTATCTGCCGGAATACGAGCATCCGTCCGAAGCCGAGTTAGGCGATATCGTCACCATTCCCGTCAACACACCATTCAAGCACGCGCTGGGCATCATTAACCATGAGCGCGTGCTTACCATGACCGAGGCCCGAGGCATCGGAACCGTTGATCGCAGCCTCGCAGACCGGGCTTTTCGGGTCGGATAATTCATGAAAATCTTTGTTCTGATCCTCAACGTCATCGGCTTCTGGCTGATGGCGGACGCGGCGCATGCCGGCCCGGTGGTCGCCGCCATTGGTATGGCCTTCTCGTCGCTCGGTGCTATTGGCGGCATGATCGCCAAGGTCCTGCTGTCGGTTGCCCTGAACTTCCCATCTTCGCTGCTTCAGAAGATGATGGCGAAGAAGCAGAAGCAAGAGCCGGTCGGCGTCAAGCTTGATATCGAGATGGGCGACGATCTGCCTGTTTCGAGCTGCATCGGAAAATATGCCACTGCCGGTCGCCGCAAATATGCGGGCACCTATGGCGAGTTGGATGGCACGCCGAATGTGATGTTCGTCGACGTCATCGAGCTTGGCAACCTTCCTGCGCCAGGCCAACCTGAGGTCTGGATCAACGACGAGAAGTGCACGGTCCTCTGGGATGTGGAGCAGACCGTTCGCGGCTACCCGATCAAGGAGTTCGAAGACGACGGCGAATACTATGCCTGGATCCGCTATTTCGACGGCACGCAGACGCAGGCCGATATCTATCTGCGTAACAAGTTCGGCGATCATGCAGACCGCCCTTGGACGGAGGAGATGATTGGCAGGGGCGTGCCCTATGCCGTAATGACATTCCGGTTCAACCAGGACTTCTTCAGCGGCGTACCGAACTGCATCTTTGAGATGCCGACGACGAAGCTCTACGACATCCGCAAGGACTCGACGGCTGGCGGCAATGGACCGCACCGCTGGAACAGCCCGTCGACCTGGGAGCCGTCCACCAACCTGCCGGTGATGATCTACAACGTTATCCGCGGCATGTACTATGGCAACCAGTGGTTCTTCGGCGGGCAGAACCTCGCCGCCTCGCGCCTGCCGGCATCGAACTGGATCGCCGCAGCCCAGGAAGCCAGCCGGCTGATCCAGGTGACTGACCAGCCGACAGAGCCGCAGTTCCGTGGCGGCTATGAGATCACAGGCGATATGGAGCCGCTCGACGTGATCGACGACCTGCGCGCCGGCTGCGCTGCGCGTATCGCTGAGAATGGCGGGTCGTTCAAGATCCATGTCGGCTCCTTTGGCGCGGCGGTCTTTGCCTTCAGCGATGCCGACATCATCGTGACCGAAGGGCAGAGCTTCGAACCGTTCCCCGGTCTCGACCAGACCATCAACGCCATCAAGGCGACCTATCCAGAGCCAAAGGAGAAGTGGGCATCGAAAGACGCTCCGACCCTTTACAACGACGAGCTGGAGCTTGCGGACGGAAACCGCACCCTTCCGGCTGAAGTGCAGTTTCCGGCCGTGCCGTTCAAGCGCCAGGTGCAGCGCCTGATGCGCGCGATGATCAAGGAGGAGCGGCGTTTTCGTACCCACCAGTTCTACCTGCCGCCTGAGGCCTGGGTTCTGGAGCCGAACGACGTTATCGCCTGGTCGTCTGAGCGCAATGGTTACGAGAACAAGAAGTTCATCATCCTCTCGATCGAGGGCGAGATGACCATGAACCAGCTTGTCACCATCAAGGAGATCGACCCGGCCGACTATGACTGGTCGCCCGCTTTCGAACTGCCGACCGCTGAAGGCTGGATCGGTCGCATCGAAGTGCCTGCGCAGGAAATGACGGGTTGGTCTGTCTCGCCTGCGACGATCGACGACAACGACGGTAACCCACGCCGGCCGGCCATCAAGATCGAGTGCGCCAACGGCCTTGACGATGTGATGAAGGTCTGGGTGCAGGTCCGCAATGCCGAAACGGGGGACACCGTCTTCGACAGTGACCAGACGCCTTATGCCGATCCCTATGAATGGCTGCTTTCGGGCGCATGGTGCCTGCCTGCGAGCGATTACGAAGCCCGCGGCAAGTACGTACCCTACACCGCCCGCAAGACGAACTGGTCGCCTTGGCTTCCTGTCACCACGCCTGACACGCGGATGTCGTTTGAGGATCTTGAAGCCGACATCGTTGCTTCCCTAGAGCAGCTTAAGGACTGGATAGATGATGATCTTGCCGGCCAAGTGACAGGGAACGCGCAAGCATTACTTGCTGAGGTACAGGCGCGCATCGAAGCCCTACAGGCCCAGGCGGCCGTAATTTCCGAACAGGCAAATGCTCTTTCTCAGGAGCAGAGCGACCGCGTATCCGGCGCCATCGAAGCATCCGAGCGCTACCGTGCCATCCTCGACGAGTTAGGCAGCATCCGCGATTATGCGTCGAACAATGACTATGCCCAGTACGAGCAAAAGGAGGAGCTTCGCCGCACGCTGACGCAGCGGCTGAATTCGATCTATGCCGAATTTGACGAGCGGATCACCGTCGCGACCGGCGAAAATGGCGGTATCGTCGAGCGGGTCACGACGCTTGAGGTCCGCACCGACGACGCAGAGGCCTCTATTCTTCTGGTCGACACAGCCAGTGTCGATCGAGATGCCGCGCTGTCGGCGCAAATCAGCCTCCTATCGGCCGGGACCGCCAGCCAGTTTGACCCTGCAAGGCTTTGGCCATTCGACACTAGCGTGGAAGGATGGTCAGGAAACGGGGCACCGACAGCGGCAAATGGTTACCTGCGACCTGCCAACCAGGCCAGCGACCCTTATGTGGTTTCACCTGTTGGGCTGGGAATTACTGCGAACCAATATCGGCAGGTACGCGCGCGCATACGCAAGACGGGCTCTCCTGTATGGGAAGGCTATTGCTGGTGGCAGGCAAACGGTGACACCACATGGGACGCTTCTCGTCGCTTGTCGATTGCAGCTCCTACGTTCGACGCCAATGGTTTCGGGATCATCACCTTTGACTTGGCATGGACAGGAACGATCAACCAAATTCGGCTTGATCTGTCGACGGCGCAGACCGTTACCGATTATTTCGAGATGGATATGGTTGCCATCGGGGCGCCGTCGCCTGGCGCCTCACGTGCGGAGCTTCTAGCCGAGCAGTCGGCTAGGGCATCTGGAGATACAGCCAATGCGCAGGATATCACTGCTCTTCAGGCATTGTTCCAGGATGTAAACGGAGATATCACCGCGCTGGCCAGCGGCGTGTCGGTACTCACTGCGACTGTCACCAACCTTGAAGATAGCGTTCAGGCGCAGTCGGAAGCGCTCGTTTCCGTAACGGCGGAAGTGGCCGGAAAAGCAAGCCTGACTGCGCTGCAGTCTCTGACGGCAGAAGTAGAAGCACTCGGCGGCGGGGGCATCGTCAGCCAAGGCCAGTCTATTACGGCAATCCGCAACGAGCTGCTCGGCGTTGCGTCAGAGGTGATCGAGCAGGACTTTGGCAACTTTCTCGGGCAGCAGGCCATCCGTGGAGCGCTAACGGAAGCTTCGCAAACCCTTTCAACTCGGATCGAGAGTACAGATACCTCTCTGACTTTGTTGGCCGAAGCGGTTACGCGGGTGCAGGCCGTCCTGCCTGGATTGGCAACCGCACAGGGGGTCACGGCCTTAACCTCTCGGGTGACTGCGGCAGAAGGGTCCATTGCAAGCAGCTCCAGCGCAATTACTGCTTTGGCGAATGCACTGCCAGGGAAAGCCGACGCAACCGCTTTGGGTTCCCTGTCCCAGACGGTCAGTCAGCAGGGTTCGACCATCACCTCTCAGGGCGCGGCGATCACCGCTGTCCAGAATGCTCTACCTGGAAAAGCGGATGGGTCGGCGCTCCAGTCGTTGTCGAACACGGTCACCGAGCAAGGCAATGCGATCTTCTCGCAAGGCCAGGCGATCACGTCTCTCAGCAACAGTTTGGGAGGGAAGGCTGACGCCACAGCAGTCACTGCCCTGACGACCCGCGTTTCGTCAGCCGAAGGTACCATCGGTTCCCAAGGAAGCGCTATCACCTCGGTGCAGAATGCCCTCGGCAGCAAGGCGGAAGCTTCAGCGCTGCAGTCGTTGTCGAACACGGTTAGTCAGCAGGGGGAGGCCATCAACAGCCAGAGCCAGGCGCTCACATCGGTCAGCACCAGTCTTGGCGGGAAAGCAGATGCTTCGGCTCTGCAATCCTTGGCCGGCACTGTTTCCAATCAAGGCGGGCAGATCTCTGCCAATGCCAGCGCTCTGACAGCATTGTCCGCTACAGTTGGCGGTATCTCGGCAGATGCTCGCCTGAAGTTTGAGGTCCAAGCGGGGCCGGCAGGATACTCTCGCATCGGCGCTCGGGCTCGCTACGACACCAACAGCGACTACCGGGAGGCCGCCTGGTATCTCGACGTTCCAGCCGATCCGGCTAACCAAACGCAGTTCCTGATCGATGCACAGCGCTTTGCCCTGATCGTTAATGGCGGGAAGAGTGTGCCCTTCGCGGTGGACGCAAACGGCGTCTATATCCAGTCAGGTTTCATCCGCAACATCACCACCGACCAAATCACCTTCAAGGATAACTCCGTCCTGGAGAGCGCGCTCGGCGCGAATGCTGCTGCGGAGCGCAAGTTCTTTGCTTCGGCCTCAGTGGAGACTCCAGGAGCCACGCTGACAAACATCGGGTCTGTAACCATCAACAAGAATGCGGCTGACTATCATGAAGTCGATGCGGTTATCCGATGCGAAAACAACAGTCCCGAAGCCTCTCCGGCTGCGTCGATAGAGATCCGGTTGCGGTACGGGAATGATGAGGTCGATACGCAGATTCTGAACTTCACGGCCAGAGGAGAACTGCAGGTCGCGAGGCTCAAATACATGACCGACAGCGGCAGTGGCAGCCGCACCTATTCCATCGCGGCAAGAACTTTAAGCGGAACGGTCATTGTCGGCCGCCGCACGCTGGCCGCCAAACGCGACAAGAAATCCAACGCATAGCAGGAGGGTCTTATGACCACCGTACAGATCAGTCCTGAAGTTCAGCTTCAGGAGATGCAGGCGCATGTCGCCATGCTGCAAAATCGAAACCTCATCCTGGCGCAGGCCGTGGCTGAGTCTCGAGCTATGATTGCCGAGCGGGATGCTCATATTGCCGAGCTAGAGGCTGCGACCGCGCCACCCGCTGGTGATGCAGAGGAGGCCGTCTGATGGCTCTGCCCACCACCTATTCGACTGGCACCGCGACTATCAACGCGAACGAGGTCGCCGTGACAGGCCAGGGCACGACCTGGCTTACATCCGGACTCCAGGCTGGTGACCTTTTCTGGGCCGGTGGCATGTCGGTCCGGATCGCATCCGTCAACAGCAATACCTCGCTCACGCTGGCTTTTCCCTGGCCTGGTGCGTCGAGAGCCGCACAGCAATATGAGGTTCGGTTCACGCCTGATGCGACACGTGTGCTCGCGTCTGCCCGGGCGGTGCTCGATGCCATCGCAAGCGGCAACGTCAAAGCGATAGGCGACCTCGTCAGTGCCGCAAACAAATTGGCCTATTTCACCGGCGCGGGTACGGCAGCCTTAACCGACCTCACCCCCTACGCACGCACCCTTCTTGGAAAGGCTAGCGCCGCCGAGGCCCGCGCAACGTTGGGGCCCTTCTCCAACACATACTTTGGCGCTAGCTTTAATGAGTCGTCCGATCTACCGCAGGCGGTGACGGTTGGTAGCTCCGATCCCCGCATGGCACTTTCATTTCAAGCCACCGGCAGGTCGATGCTGGCGCTCTATGAGTTTTCTCTCAATACCAGCAGCGTAGTCGACGTCATCACAACGGCGACCTTGGAAAACATCACCTCCGGTGGTGAGATTACGAGCGGCGAGGCCGTGACGAAAGCCAATGCGGGTCTCGTGCGAACCGTTGTGCCATCGCTCTTCGGCAACCTCACGGTTGGCAGCATATACAAGTCAAAGCTTTACCTGCGGAAGACAAGTGCGCCGGTTGTTGTCCCGAATTACACCCGCGTCTACGTGCTGAACGTTTAGGAGCACCGAAATGACATTGAAGCAGATCAAAGTCGACGGCGCAGGCGTCATCGTCTCGCGGGCTATGTCGAACGTTCTCAACGAAGACTTCTTTGAGGTCAACGATAAGCAGTGGGAGCAGATCGAACAGAACTGGGGAAAGCTGAAGTGGGGAGACCTGGGCCCTGTCCTGTATGAGCCTGAACCCAGTTCCGTCTATATCGCACCCACTCCCGCGCTATGCGCCATCGCGAATTTTCAGATGACGGATGGTGATGTGTCGGTGATTGACCTGACGTCCGGGTTTTCCATCATCTTCGCGATCGAGCCCGGCAAGGTCTGGGCCTTCTTCGAAACGCCGATGCCCGACCTCAACTACTCCTGGAACATCAATTCCACGGACGGCCGGGTGCGCGTCACCAGCGAGCATACGACAGACTATCTCGAAATCGAAGCAAAAGACGACGGCGGCGAACCGCTCAGCGGGGCGACAGTCGCCCTCCAGGTTTACAAGGTGAACTCATGAACGAGGACAAGGCAATGAAACTGATCTGCGAATATCCCGTCGGAACCCTACGGAATGCAGTAACCGTCAGCAACGTCACGTCTGTGGCTATGGCGCTTCGCCAGATGCCGGGCGTCGGCAAGCCCTTCCTGATCTTTGCCAGCCTTCCCGGCAAGGTCGTGGCGGCTGACTTCGACATGTTCCAGAATGAGGAGCAGACCGGCCCGAAATGGCTCGTGTCTCAGGACGTCGCCGCCAATGTCGCGGCCATCAATGAGCAGCTTGCCGCTCCGCCGACCGACGCTCTGACGTTCGAGGCTTAGCCTCAGAACTGGCTGACGAAGCCCATCACGACGTAGGCGATTGCGGCCAACGCCAATAGGGCGACCAGTAGCACCGGGATATCCTTCATGGAATATCCCTTGCTCATCTAATAAGGCCGAAAGCCGGCCGGTACTTCAGCACCATCTAAAGGTAAGTCCCATGAACACGACCGTGCAAGTTCTGCAGCGGCGCTTAATCGCGCTTGGCTTCCAGCTTCCGCTCTACGGGCCGGATGGCGATCCCGGCACTGAAACCCTGTCTGCCGTGAACAAGGCGCTCGACGAGCTGGTGACGCTACGCGGTGTGACGTCGGCTATTCCAGCGCCGATTGTCGCTCCGGCGGCTTCCATGACGACCAGCGCCGCGGGCCGGAAGGCGATCACCGACAGGGAAGGCAATAGGCTCACCGCTTACCAAGATGGCGGCGGCGTTTGGACCATCGGTGTCGGTCATACCTCGGCCGCTGGCGACCCCGTTGTGACCAAGGGCCTGAAGATCACGGCAGCACAGTCCGACGAGATCCTGTCGCGCGACCTCAAGGACGTGGAGAAAGCCGTTCTCAAGGGGCTGAAGGTGCCGGTCACTCAAAACCAGTTCGACGCTCTCGTGTCGCTCGCCTTCAACATCGGCAACACCGCCTTCACGAAAACGACGCTCCTCAAGAAGCTCAACGCAGGCGATCGGGCTGGAGCGGCCGATCAGTTCCTCGTCTGGAGCAAGGACAACGGCAAGGTCGTGCAAGGCCTGGTCAACCGCCGGAAGTCCGAACGTCTGCAATTTCTCTCCTAACCCCTGAAAGGAACATCGCATGTCTCAGTACAGCAAGCTCATCGGCGCGCTCGTTGGCAACCTCGTCGCCATCCTGCTCGCCTACATCGCTACCAAATGGACCGGCGTTGCCGAATGCGCCCTCGTCGATCAGGTGCAGACCTGCACGGCCTTCGGCTTCAGCCAGGCCCAGATCACGGCCGGCCTGATGACTGTGGTCAATGCCGCCTTCGTCTACCTGTTCCCGGCCAACAAGCCAGCATCATGAGCTGGCTGTCTGCGCTCAAGCTCGTCCTTCAGCTCGCCGGCTTCATCGCTCGGCGGGCTGAAAGGCTCGACATTGAAAAGGCGGTACTCAATGAACTGGATGTCCTTCATGGCAAGCGCGTGGATGCTGCCGTCGCTGCTCGCGACGATGTCCTTGCTGGGCGGGTGCCAGTCGATCCTGCCGACAAATACCGCCGCGACTGAGACGTCGATCGCGGCCGACACGTGCCGAGCCTGGAAGCCTGTCACTTATTCCAGCCGCGACTCAGAGCAGACTCAGGTCGAGGCGAGGGCGAATAACGCAGCACGCGAGAGCTACTGTCCCAAATGAAAAGGGCTCACCCCTGCATCCGGTGAGCCCTTCTGTATCTTCACGTATAAGGCCGTTCAGATAGAGCTATATTAGCGGGCCGTGGTTAACAGCAGGTGAATGATCTGGAAGGGAGCGCTAGTGTTGGGACGCCATGCTCCCTTCCGTTAGACACCGAGGGCACGATATCCAACGGGTGAAAATTACTGCCCGCAGATTAATGCAGTGTTAACTCCCAGTGACGGGATCTTGCCGACACCTGTATTGCCAGACCAGCCATAGGTGAGGGTCCTCTACCAGGTGGACGTCTGGCCGAAGGTCCAGAAAAACCCTCGCCATTTCTGGACGAGGGTTTCTTCCTGTGACGGAGGTTGGCCCGAATTGTCGGGTCCGTCGTCAAATTACGCCTGGTGAGCCCACCTTCAAGCCCCCACCTACCATTACCCAAAGAAAAACCCTCGCCAGGGAAGACGAGGGCTTTTTATGCTGGAGGTTGGCCGGTGGATCGGCACTGATAATAAGGTAGGCTTATCATCCTCGCGGTCAAGTCACGAACCCTTGAGGGCTGCAGCTTGGTTAATGCCCTTCCTTGCCTGCTATATGCAGCAAGGATCCCAGTACCCTTGACACGTCCGGAGCGCGCTCGGGATCGGCATTCCAATCCGCATCCATGCAACATGAAGGGCAGGGCATGCCGGCGGCTCCGCATTGGCACGATTTCGGCCCGGTCCAAGCCTTGTTGGGGTGCTCTTCGCAAACCCAGCCGACACCTCGACATCTTCTGCATTGGGGAGGGGCCATGGGAGCCTCCGAGATTGATCCGCGCCGAATCTACCACAACCAGGGAAACGGGGAAATGAACTATGACTGACGGCTATCCAAGACCCGGGATCTGGATCCGGGTCAAGCACCGCTTCGGCCCCCGGATGCCGGAGTGGTTCATGGCGGTGCACATGCTTCTCTTCGGCTATGTGATGCTCTTGCCGACCCAGACGTTCAACCAGCCGGCTTTTGCTTCCTTCCGCAGGATTGCACCTGAGGAGACGCTGGGCTGGGCCATGCTTCTGATCGGATGCCTGCGTATCATCGGCCTTGTGATCAACGGCGCCAAGAGGACTGTAACGCCTCAAATCAGGGTATTCTCTGCCAGTATCGGCTGCCTGGTGTGGTCGGTCATCTCCTACGGCTTCTTCTCTTCGGACGTGGTCAGTACTTGGCTTTCAATCTATCCGGTTTTCGCGATCAATGAGGTTGTGAATATCTATCGCGCGGCGCATGACCAAGGGGAAGCACGCCATGGAACAACTGTCTGATCTTCCGCCGCTGGCAATCATCGTCTTCGGTGCGACCTTGGCAGTGATCTTCGGCGTTCGCTACCTGGGCCTGCTTTCGGGCGAAAAGGCCCCGCCTGAAAAGTCTTCCGCCTCGGCTCAAGTCGCGGCCGTCATCGTCGATCCGAGCGCCCTCAACAGGCTGACCGCTTCCGGTGAGGCGTTGAACATGACGTTGATGGAGCTTTGCTCGCACCTCAAGGAGAAGATCAGGGTCGACAATGCGATGGCAATTGAACTCGATCGCATCCGAGAGGAGATGCGCATCCAGCGCGAGATCGGCCGACGCGAGCGATAACCTCCACTACCGTCCATTAACCGCCCGCTGTGCCTTCTAACTCAGCGTGCGGATCGGGTTCCCATTATTTCCGCAGGTCACTTCGGCTGCAGGCGAACCTCGGCAGCCTTGGCCATACCTCGCTCGATGGCCTTCTGTCTCATGTCACGCAACATGGTCGGCTTCACAGCTGCCTGAGGGCTCTTGTCGAGCGCATCACTCATGGCGTCAAAGCGCTCCGAGCAGGAAGCAAAGGCGGCCGTTGCCACGTCCGACAGAGAGTCAGGCAAGGCTGCATATCGAGCCGAAGCATCTTCAACGCATTTGTTGAGGTCGAAGTTGGCTTGGCCCTCTGGGCTCTGAGCCGATGCAGACCCGGCAATAATGAAAGCAATGGCAGTTAGGCAAGCGCGCATTGAACCCTCCTCACATCCTACATGCCCAACCGTGCCAGAGCCTGCCGGATGTTGCAATCCATTTGATGCTTTCAAACGGTAGAGGAAGCCAAGGCGAAGGGATACCGGCCAGCGCGGTGATCATCGGTCTCTAATAGACGGCCAGTCTTCCGGAGGCTCAACATCATCTGGGAGCTCAACATATCTGCCTGCCAAGAGCAGAAACTGGTTCTCAAGATCGACCAGCAGGAGTGAGACGTCCTCTAGATGTCGATTAATGTCGCCCGGGTCAAAATCCTTACGCTCACCCTTTCTGGTCATCTTCTGGATGACGTAGGAAAACTTTGTGCCTTCCAATTCGATCGAGGTTACCAGTGGCGAGTGAACGATATCGTTTCGCTTTGCCAGCAGCTGGGATGCTCTTCCGCTCAGCTCCAGCAAGTCTGCCCTTTCCCATTGCTCAAGCTTCGATCCTCCTATGGCGCGTTCGAACGCTTCCACCCTCTGCCGGCCCGCTCCTGGCCGGGTTAGAATGAGATCGACGGCAGCTGCTCGATTATCGAGAACTATGCCGACGATCTCTGTCAGCATGTGGTCGAACGAGGCCCAGCGGACTGTTACCTTTCCGATAGCTTCAACTAGGTCACGCTTTTGCTCAACGTGGAAGACGTCGATGTTTACCATCCGCACCACCTATTGCCTTTGTTCGGCCATGGCTGGGCTAGGCCCTCCCGGACTAAAACCTTGCCGGCGTCTCGTCCGTCGGGGAGGATGACATTCACCAGACTGCGGTGATCCGAAGTCCGATCCTTCGTGCCGCTGTCCTCCAGTCGATAGCCTTTCGACATCAGCGCCTGCAGCCGCAGCTTCGCTTTCTCCCCCAACTGCTTTTCCCGATCGCATTGAGCTTCGAACGTTTCCGGCGTGTCGATCTCCAGCAGGCGCATCTTCACGCCGTTCTGCCAGATCGTGTCACCGTCGACCACGCAGGTAACTTTCCGTTCGGCTCGGTTGCCGCCGTTGCAGATGTCGATCGCCATGGCTTGAGCCGGCAAGGCTGTCATCGCCACAAGCGCAGCTATCATTTCTGATCGCACCGCTCCCCTCCTATATCCAATGCCAGACGATAGCCGCGACCTGCAGCGCGATCAGCAAGCCGATCATCACGACCCATGCCCAGTTAGGTATGAGGTGCATCGTCCCCGTCCACCCAATACCCCTCAGAGGCTCGCCGTTTTCTCACGGATCTCAAACCGAAGCAGCTCGCATGCAGTTAGTTATTCTCCGCGAATTTCCTGGGTGGCGAGTCCTTTAGCCGGGACGCTCACGCTCAATTTAGGTCTGTTGAAGATCTTGTATAAGGGATTTCCGTATTCCGGATTTGCAAACAGGGAATTTGAGTCCCAATGTCCCATCTCAATGAAGCGGCAATTCGCATTGAACATGCGAAGAAAGTAATAAATCAGGTGAAGATTTGTTCGCATAGCGAGCTGGCACATTATCAGCGCGTTGTAAAAGTCGGGCATCGAGTTCCGCCCAATCACATGAACTGTGTCACTCACGCGGCGGTGGTCAATCCATGCACCCAGCCAATCCTTGAAGGCAAAATGAACAGAACTATCGTCGAGCGCTAAATTCCAATCCCCGAAACCTTTTATGAAGTCGATGTCGAAGCGAGTTACAATAACGGCGTCGCAGTCATCGTTTGCAAAGACATGTCGTAGCCCAATCTTAAAGGCCTCAGTTTCTGAGGTTTCACTTGGATCCAACGGGACCAACTCGCAAGGGGAAAGATCTTCTTCGATCCGCTCCAGCGCAACGCTTTTATGAGTGGTCAGGAAGACTCTTGATGCTGGGTACGCATCACGTACCGGTAGAATAAGCTTTTCAAGGAGAGACTTTATGTTACGTCTGGCATCCATCGGAAAACCGAAACTGTCTTCCTCTAGGAAAGTGTCCCCGCGTAGCAATACTGAAATTTTCACTGTCGAGCCATCCAATATATTTGCAATATTATTCGCTTAGCGCCTCTGGCATCCACGTATCTCTCAACGGGGATCTTCTGCTCACCTTCCTGTAGAAGATCTTATACAGTGGGTTGTCACATTCTGGGTCCCCCCACATTGTGTTCGAATCCCAATAGCCGTCTTGGATAAAGTCGAGCTCTGCTGTCATGGTCCTCAGGAAATAATACAGTAGGTGCATATCCTTCCGTCTTGCCAACTCGGCCATTAGTAGGGCGCGATGAAAGGCAGTGAAAGACTTTCGCCCGATGACGTGAACGGTGTCACCGACGGTCCTACTGTTCCTCCATCCTGCCGAGGTTTCTTTGAATGGAAAGTATATGGTCGATTGATTGATATCGATGCCCCACTGGTTAAACGGCTTCAGGAATTCAACATCAAAGCGGGTCGCTACCAAAGCGTCGAAATCATCGTGATCAAAAACGTGAGTGAGGCCCCGCTTGAAGGAGTCGAGTTGTGAGCTGCCGGCGGCATCGAGCAAAATCAACTCGCAAGGCTGAAGGAGTTCCGAGACTTCGGCGAGGACGGGACTGTCGTAGGTGACCAAGTAAAGTTTTGCAGCTGGGTACATCTCCCGGATGGGATTGATCAACTGCTCTTTCAAGGAAACAGCATTGTGCCTTGCGTCCATCGAAAAGCCGAATCTGTCCTTTGCGATAAAGGTATTTCCCCTCAGCAGGATTGATAGCTTCATTGTTGCCCCCTGAAGATTTCGGCTGCTCATTGGTAGTGATAGGAACAGCAGGTATTTGGATGAGCTTGCACGGGACTGAACAGAGGGTCAGCCGCAAGGCGAAGACCGCACATGCGATAAACCTTTCGGCGTAAGGCCCAGCCCATCAAGGATCGGCGAACCCTCACTTAGTGGAACGCAACATTGTTTGCTGACGCCTCGAAGCTAATACTGAGGTTTTGAGTCCTCGTGTCCCCGCAACTTCCCCCGCGCGCCGGCTGGCCACGATAGCTTGTTGCTCGTTCTGCCCAGCGTGACCTAATGCATAACTGGCTCCGGCAGCATTTTTGCTGCCCTCCGAGCTATCGCCCGCATCCTTCGCCAGTCGCGCAGTTCGCGCTCCTCGATCCGCTGTTGTAGCGCCGTGAGCATCCATCCGGCCGAAGCCGCGTCATTCGAGATCCTGTGCGTTTCAAATCTCTCCAAGCAGGCGACAATACGGGGACGCGCGGAGCCATTCTCCAGGCTGATGCTGGCCACCAGTTGCCTGGCTTCATGATAAGCTTCAGCCATGCGCATACGATCTTTTACGCTTGCAGCTCTGATGACGCCAACCGTGAAAAGAAGCGTCTCCATCAGGTCATAGTTCTCGTCAGACATCGTGATCCCTCTGAAGAGCAATCATCTTGCGGAAGTAGCTCGCATGGCTCAGCCATGATCAATTGCAACGTGAGTATCCGTATCCAGGACGATATGCAGGTCTCGGATCATCCCGGCTGCGTCAAGCAAAGCGGTCCTGATTTGCTCCGTCGATGCATTCCCAAACTGGATGGCTGCGGATGTTCTCTGCAGATTGATCACCGCATCTTTAGCGGACGTGCTGGGAGGAATGCCAACCTTCTGGCGCATGTCGAGGATCGTTTTGACTGATTGCTCGATCAGACGCTTGCGTTCGGACTCGCCGATCTTCTCGACCTTGTTGGCGGCACGTACAAGTTTAGCAATGAAGTCGGTCGTAGCGGTCAATTTTCACCCGTCTGATCAACATCAGGATGCCACGCCAGATTGAAGAGTCAACGTCGGCAGGAATCGAAAATCATTCAAGCTCCGGTATTTCTCCCTGAACGAACAGCACCACGGGCGGGCCATACTCCCCTATAGACGGATCCGCCTCCCGGCTCCAGGCGACGACGCCGGCGTATTGATCCGCCATCATCCGCGCCTCTCGCTTTGCCCGCTCTTCCGTATCGACCTGACGCGGGTCGAAGGCTGGCACCAGCTCCCCGTCATCGTTCTTGTTGAATGCTGCCAAAACGATCAGCTTGCCTTTGGTAGTCATTTATTTGTCCTTACTGGGCGGCTCTTGACCTCCGCTACGCGGTCCTCCACTGCGGTCGCCATCGCCTTGAACTTCTCCACGAGGTCCTCAGCTTGCTTCACTACGGGAGGCGCAACGCCTGCCTGATGATACTCTGCGATTTGCCAAGAGCCCTGCTTGATCTGGCTCGCAACCTTCCGCTCGATCTTCCGAAGCTCGGTAACGCTTGTTGCGAGCGGCATGGTTGCTGACAACTCTTCGTAGAGCGTTGCCTTTTCAGCTATTAGTTCCTCCCACTTTTCCCTTCTGGCGCGCGCAGCGTCCTGAGAGCGCGTTGCATTCGCCGATGGCCGCCCATCCAGCCAGGCTAAAGCTTCATATTTTGCTGCATCAACGGTGAAGTACACCTCCGAAAAGTATGGGTCGTTGTCCTCCTCGATCTTAGCGACGCAGTATTTCCAACCCCGGTCTCTCTCGAAAACCGTTATTCTCCGGTTCTTGTAAATGATGAAGGGATTTCCGTTGTCCGAGATCTCCCAAACCGGATTCCGCGCGCTACGCCTAGGCTGATCTGGTTGAGGCTCGGGATTCGCGCCTTGCTGCTGCCGGCCGAACAACCAATTCAGTATCCCCAT